GAATTACTCTGTTGCTTCTTAGGTGATGGCAGGGATGCAAAAGAAAAAGATTGCAGTGAGGTTCCCATGAATCCAGTAACTGCAATCCATAATGCATCGAGGGTATTATCTGATTTCCCTTTGGGAAATCTACGCATTTCATCGAGTAACCTACGTTGATCCTTGCGAACTTTGATCCATCCGCTTCTCATTGGTATAATTAATGATCTAATCTTGGTCTGCTTTGAACCAAACTGTTTTACCTTGATGCCCTCGAATGGTAAGTATAATCCAGCGTTAAGGCATCGGCGTTCCATATTATCCTTGACAGCCAATAGCTGGAAAACAACATCTTCTATGGCTATCCTACGAATCTTGCCATCCCTGTGATACTGGATTCCATAGATTATCATTTGTTCACTCAATGTATCTATTGTTGCTTTCTTGGCAAATACATCGAGTACATAGAAGTAGTTGTCCACGCCTTTCCCAACGACTACAATAGCTCCATCGTCACTCTTACGGTTCGCGGTGGCAGCAGCGTCTACTCCGATGTAGATATCAGTGAGTTCTGGGAGTTCATCAATTTCATAGGTGTTCCTGTCAATCCAATCTTCTTTGAACTCCCTTGTGGCATCGGTTACTGGGTCATTCTGCATCTCTGTTCCCCATGCTTCTTCACCGATCTTTTGGCGTTCTTTCATGAGGTGCAAATATGTGTCTGCGTATCTATCCCAAAGTACCTCAGTGCCTTCCAGCATTTCTTCTTTGTTATCAAAGTAGAAATCATCGGCATCCTTGATGCGTCTGTGATTACTAAGGTTATTCCTAATGTCAGTCCATTGATCCCATAGGTGCGATGTTGAATATTCTTTGATCGCTTGGTATTTCTTCGTGTAGTAATCAGAGAATTGTTCATCGTTCATCATACGAGCCAATAGACAAGCATCGTTTAATAAGGTTCCTATGACAAACACATGGCAGAACTTAGAGCCACACTTGTAGAGAACCTTGGTGTACCAATCGTAGAGTTTTTTGCGTTGGTCATCGTTATCACTATTTTCATTGTTTAAAATGTCATCACATACGATAACTGTAGGACGAACTCCGAACATCTTAACGCCACGCATGGATGCCCCTGCACCCTTGGAGGATACACAGATTCCATTGGAACATTGTAGCTTCTCGGAAGTCCATATTGTTGCTCCAATGAGGCTTCCAAAGTCAGCAATGAATTTCTCATTATCTTCAAGGAACTGTCGTATGTCGACGATAAACTGGCGACCCAGCGATGATTCATTGGTAACAATGAGGATATTCCGTGTATGCTTGTATGCAATGCACCACAATGGAAATGCGAAGGAAGTCCAGAAGCTTTTTCCATGACCACGAGGACTTAATATGCATGACTCTGTACTCTCTGTTTTTCTATTGAGTACAATGTCTTCAAGGCGACTAGATATTTCATAATGGAATTCACATAGTTCATCCAATGGCTCCCCAGAACCATCGTTCAAGTAGGTTTTCACAAATTCCACCAATGAATATCTGCAACGTTCAACATCGGACTGTTTTTGTTCTTCTGTGAGTGTCCCTTGGGTATCTGAAACACCCTGGAACAATTCATCGAGTATACCCAAGTTATCACCGACTTTCATAGTTTATTTAAGGAGGAGGAAAGAAAGGAGTCATAGTTAGACTTATGACCATGCAAGGGATACCGAGAATCCTCAGTACCTCTAACACAGGGCATAAGAAAGCCCTCGGTGTCCTAAGACTTCCGAGGGTTATCTAAGAAATATCAATAATGCAGTGTTTATAACTATGTGACATCCTTGGTCTACATATAAATCCATAGTTAATGTCTTGGACTTATCTTTGATACTGCACTTCCATGAATCTATAAGGTAATGCGTAGTTAATATAGTAAGACCTGCGAATAACAATGAATGCCAAGGAACTCCAGATAACCATAGTCCCAATGTCAATACAAAGGCATATAGCATACAGTGGCAGAACATTAGATATTTATTGCTTCCTTTGACTTGCGCTAGAAACTCACCTTGCAGTGGGTAATCAGCGAGCATATGGAGTCCAAGGAGTCCGAAGAATAACAATATAATGTCGTAGGTCATCCTTACACCTCCAAACGATACTTTGATTGATGCTTATGAATCTTCTCTAGTCTCCATCGCTTTAACTGCGGATTGTTTTCAAAGAATTCATCGACATCCAATGTTCCCTTGGCTTTATTACAAATTCCACAGCTACATGTGATATTACCGATGATGTCTACGGCTTCTGGGTTGCTCTGTGATAAATATGACTGACTCACGATATGCTCTGGAATCAATGCCTTCTCTGATGTTCCGCAGTATGCACATGAATTATCCCAGTGACTCAGTATCTTCTGCCATTCAATGTTATTTCCACCGAATCCATGGAGATTCACATAGAATCCTTTGATTGACTTGATAATCATTGCTGATTCTATGCCAAGCACAAATTGCTGTAGTTCATCCATGTCAAGCTTAGCGATTATCCAGTCCTTTACTGTGACATTTATGGTTGCACTGTATGGCACTGTGACTCCAAAGTAATTTCCAATAGCATCATAGAATCCTCGGTGTCCATCGTCTCCTGTGGCAATCTTATAGCGTACATTGAGACGGTCAAAAGTGTGCCTATCGCTTACGCCAGTTCGGAGGACTCCACTGTCAATCAATAACTTCTTTAGTTGCTCCTGTCCTTCTTTGAGTTCAAGGATAGCTTTATATTCTGCGGTTTCGTAGTGTCCTGTCTTGCGGATGGTCGGTAGAACTTCGTGAGTTACCCACCGCTTGAATTCCTTAGCTTCAGCCTTACGACTCCTAAGTATCAACGAATACATCCCTGGTTCATTCACGAGCTTAACTTCACGGTTCTGACCTGACACGAATAGTGTTCGGGTCAGCTTTTCGTCGTCATCAAGGCCTTGTAATGCTTTGTTTGTATCACTGAGTCCTAAAGAAATACATAAATCTCTAGCAATGAACCATGGACTACCATTGATTACCTCAGTTCTAAGCTCATTGCTACCGTAGTTAAATACTGTTAATTCATTGTTAATACAGATCACTCCTTAGATATTGATGGTGGAGTGCCAGGAACTTACCCTGGCTATCATCGCTCCATCTCATAAGGTGGCAGGGAATTATCCTGCAAAGTCCTTCTGCGATTCATACGCATAGCAAAGACCTCCAAAGAAATCAGCATCAGCTTGACTTTGGAGGTCTTTAGTTCACCTATGAAATTCAATGTATCCAAGATATCTTGTGAGCAGCGTCATTGGATTCGCTGCAGTATTTCAGTGCTATTCATTGAGGCTCATAGCAAGCCTTGGCTGAACACAGACTGATTTAGTTACCCTCAGTCACGGGTGCTTCGTAGTAATTATCGTCCCTACGCGGAATACGCTGTGTTCTTAGCATACATGGTTTTCCATCGAACATTTTTTAACCCTCAGTTATGGTCGAGGTTTACCATGGCAACTCCTAAGTCCTTTGAACACCGATGTTATTCACCGCAGCAACAACAGATATCCAGGTCTTCCTCTAGTGGCTCTAGGAAATCAAGCTCATCCTCAAGGCTCTCGATGTATTCAGCTTGATACTCATTGAGATCCAGCAGAGCGCCTATGAGCAAATCCTTGAGTTCATTGTTCTCTTCACGTAGTGAATCATTGGACATCTCGGTATCATCCAGCATTTCTTCGAGTTCACAGATTACACATTGTTCGTTCATAGTATTCTCCTTTATTTACGAGGTAACTTAGGACTCCCTAAGCTCCTAAAGACATACTTATATTTCTTGGGACATCCTTATGATCACTTGCTTAATAAAGTCATCTCTTACAATATCCTCAGTATTATCCATACGAACACTGCCGACTACATTGAGTCCTTTGAGTTTTTCAAAGAGAAAACTAAGTCCATCTTCGCCAAACTTAATGCTGCGATTAGTACATTGTCCTCTCGCAAGAACATCACCCTCAAGGACAATCTTTGTGCCACCGCGAGTAACCAGGATATACATCTCTTCTTTGGTAAGGGTCTGAGCCTCGGTAACAATTATATACTTATCAGTGAAATCCATGCCTTGTACATCGTATAAACCACAGATAATCACTTGCTCTGTCTGTATGAGAGTCTCAATGTCCGTATTGGTGAAGCTTTGGATGTATCTTAGTATTTGCTTTAGCTTTGGCTCATTTTTCTCATAAGAACTCCCTGGGTACGCGCCAGGATTTTTACCTACACCCTCTAGGCTTCTAATGAGAACTATGCCATTTACTTTGCCATCTAATAATGCTTGGGATGCATAGTAACTCGATGTACATGATTTACCTGTGCCAGCCCATCCTGTGCATACTACGACTTTCTTTGAATCATCTTTGAGAAGATTGTGGTATTTCTTATGATTTGCAGTGATAGGTTTGGGTACATCATAAATTACATAGTCTGGTTTAGGTTCTTTCGGT